GTCTCCGATCCAAGATACTTCAGTTTCACCTTCCCAGCTTTCTGGATCGAACCCTTCGGTTGTATCATATTCAATATCAGCAACACTGGGGTCAGCGATAAATTCTTCACGTTCTGCTATTTCAGCATTGATAGCATCTAACATGAACTGAGCTTTAGTATAAGCGTCATTCGCTAGATTTTCGTTAAATCCGCTCTGTCCGCGGACCTGGCTGATTTGTGTTCTTAGTTTGTTTCGGGCATCTTCTAGTTTAGGAAGATCAAAGCTCTGTAGGTCTAGACGTTGTCCAAACATCTTTTCCATGCTTTCGTTGATCTTTTTGCTTGATCTATTGTTTTTAAATAGGTCTGTGGTTTTCATATTCAAAGGGTCCAAATTGATACTATATTTATTCAGAATACAGCCAATCGCTCTACAGTTTTTTTAGCTTGAGCTGTTCGATTTCTGCTTTCTTGATACCTAGCCCATAACATATCTGCTCTGTCAAAGTCTTGCTGATTGCTGGCTTTTTCGTATTGAGATCTCAACAGTTGGCTATCAGCAAACCACTTGCCGTATTCTTGATCGGCAGCGTAAATGTTGTCAATGTTTATTTGAGATTTCTTCAATGCGAGTAAGTTAGCTATAGCGATAGCTGCTTTGTTTAACGATATTTCTTTATATAACACATTTCCATTTTTTACGATGTTTTTTAGACTACCGTTGTTTTTTATCAAAATATCTCCAACAAGAATTCCTTCTTGTGTTTTAACAGGAATTATTAATTTGGATAGTTCTTTCTTAACGACCTGTTCTAGTCGTTGTGAAATGTTAGTCATAAAAAAAGGACCTATGGTCCTTTATTTAACTGCGTATATAATACGCTAAAAATTATCCACCTCTCATGAGCATGGTAACAATAATGCTTAATACTCCAGCGACTACAGTTCCTGCTGTGCCGATTATAACTTTAGTCATCGACTTCTGGCCTTGGACAATGTCAGTGTGTATGCTATCAACTTTGTTTTCTAGGTTAGTTAGCCTTGTATCCAAGTTGAGATAGCGCATGGCGCACAGGTCAACGTGAGCTTCGAGACTTTGTTTTTCTAAATTTGTGGTCTGTGATAAATCAGACATAATACGATATTCTCCAAAATAAAAAATTGGATGCCTAAAATACTATGCCTGTTGTGAGCCTCTATCTTTTATTTATCTTTTGATAAAATTTCTAAGACTGCTGATTTCATATCTTTAATGTCAGCAGATACTTCTTTTACTTTTTCCTTGGTGTCGTCCCACTGTCTAACAAGATTTTTCATAGTATACATAGCCCACCACCACCAAATGACCGCAACGGCAAACATAGCGGTTTCGCCGGTGATCATAGCCATACTAAAAATAGTGCCGTCAAAAAATTTCCATACGAAAAAAATGCCTGCAAGAGCTGATATTGGCAAGACCACTGCTGCCCATGCCCAGAGCCTGATTTGATTAATTGTTTTTATTTTGAAGTTCATTTTAATTTGCCTCTATATGAAAATATTTAATTCATATACAGAGGAAATTTAAACGCTAGATTATTTCTATCCAGGTATTTGTTTTGTCTCCCACAGTTTGAAATACTGGGGGACTGATATCTGCAGAATTTTCTAATAGGTCTACTATAGGAACTCCATGTAGGTCCTTAAGCAACAAAGAAACCTTATTATCATTCTCGTTAAACACATCATCTCTTTCTGTAGAAAATTCCCAAACCCAATGAATTGCCTTACCTTCGTTTCCTACTGGTAATCTTCCGTTTGATTTCTGTGGATCTTTATTCCAATCAATATTACTTCTTATACCTATTGTTTGTATAAGACTGTTGAAGTTGGCTTGCTGTCCAATTTTAATTTTATCTGTTTCGGATCTTGAAGCACCGCTTCGGGTAATGTCAATTAGGGTGATGAGTCTGTAGCGTTCCATAATATGCTATTATTTACGCAGATAAAAAAAGACCGGAATAAATCCGGTCTCTTCCTTCCCATCCCTAGGAATATTAAGCTAATGTTAAGCTAGATGCTTCTGCAACTGATGTGTCGTTGTTAGCTTCTACATAACCACCAACACCAGCTACTACTTTGCGCAAGCGAAGTTGTAGTGTTGTTGCGTCAACAGCGTGACCATCAACGATAACGTGGATAGTTCCAGCTGAAGAGCTTGGTAGGTAATACATTAAAGGTTGAACTTCGCGGATAACTGCTTCGACCATTTCGTCTGCGCCGTCATCTAAAGTTTGTAGATCAACTGCTGTGTTGCTGTCGTCTTTAACTGTGATCAAAAATGCTTTTAGTTGTGCTACAGAACGGATTGTTCCAGTTGTGTAGTTACCAAAGCCGTTTACTCTTGTAAATTCTGCCATGATTTTTCTCCTTGTCTCTTAAATCGTGATCCCGCTCCGGGACCGGCATAGTATTTATTATTCGGAGAAAAAATCAGGCGTTTTGGCTGTTATTCTGATCGAAATGGGGTCCAACGATCCCTAGGAACTAGCTTAGATCCTCCAGCTACATATCCTTCACCGCCAGGCTTACCGCCTGTGTGTGCTGTGATATCTCCCTTGGCAGCATCTAGTTCTCGTATAACTTCGTCTTTAGCAGCCATGATTTCTTTAACTAGGGCAAATAACTTATCTAGTATACCTGGATTGTTATCGCTGTGTGCTTTGATCTTAGCAGCCTTAGCTGGTGTCTTTTGTAGGAAGTTAAAAAACGCTTCGCTGTTGATATTATCTAATTGTTTGGCTTTGCTCTGTGTATTAACAAATGTATAGATTTCGCTTTGTAGATAGCCCATACCTGCAACCGGTGCTAGGAACTTATCGATAGCTGGTTGATCTTTAGCCATAGATTCTATCTTTCCTAGATTGTCTGCATTGACTTCCGGTCTATGGCTTACATAAGTTAAACCAAACACAGCAAGTTCTGGATTGGCATTTAGAGCTTTTACATCTTCGATATCCTCGCCAGACTTATCACCGAAGTAATCTAAATGTTTATGTGCAGCGACCGCTATTTTAGCCTTGCCTAAACGAACACCTACAGGGCTAGTTGCTTTAACTTCATATGTTGTTTGATTAGGCGTAAACATGATCTTGCCGTCGCCACTGTCATAGGGCTTGCCTGGGTGGAAAAGAATATCTCCATAGATATATCCACGGAAGTCTTTAGGAGTGCCTTTTTCAAATATGGGCCATAGGCTGGCCATATCGTTGGCAAACTTTTCACGCCAGTCTTCTCCTTTGCCACGACTCATGATAAAGGATTTTAATTCTTCTGGGCTAGATGATTTACCTTCTTCACGACCCCAGTTATTCTTGCCTACCATACGGAATGTGCCGTCATCTTCACGACCCCAATATACTGTGGGATTGCCGTCCCACTTGATAGAGATCTTACTTTCGGGTTTGGCTAGATCTTTAAGTATCTGGATAGCACGTTGAGCACCATTAGGTTCTGTGAATACTAGATCTTCAAGGTGATTGAATTCTCTGCCTACCTTCTTAGGAGCAGGAGCTTCAGCTTCTGTTAGTATTTCCCAAAATCTCATGATACTATATCTATGATCCTACGCATCCAGCTAGGACTGTTTGGTGTGTAATGTTCTAAGGCTTCTTTCTTAGGAAGTTCGATACCACTTCGCCCTAGCGTTTCCTGTGCGGCAGCGATAAGTTCTTCGTAGTTAGGTAATTTTTTAATATAAGAGATAATGCTTTCGACTGAGCGAATGTCTTTTACTGTAGCTGACTGACCTAGTAACTTTTTAGCGATAACATTCCAGTCATCGCCTTGTGGAATCGGCTCGTTGGTTTCTGGATCAACTAGGCCATGCTTAGGACTGTATTTCAACGATCTGGCTCTGGCGATGCTGCTCAATAAAATATGTCTATGCTCGCCTCTATAAGGACTATCTTGTATACCACCTAACATCGATCCTTGTTGGAATTTAGGATTAGCGGAGAACATGAAATCTGTTTGAGCGAATCCGTTACTAGGATCACCATTGATCGGAGTTTTTAAATGAACGTTGTCGCCTGACAGCTTCACGCTATCTTTACCGAACACTGATATTAGTTTTTGTGCAAACTCTTTTTTATCTAATTCGTTAGCATCAACAGATAGATCTAAGTCTCCGCTGTCTGCTTTACGGCCTGTGGTGCCTAACCATTTAATAGGAACGCCTGCTTCATCTTTATCTAGAGTAAAATCGACCCCTGTTTCTTTTTCTAAGAATGCTATGGTCGTAGGAATTTCTTCGCGTTTTATTCTGCGTGTTAGGGGTTCTTTATCTGGGCCTTTAAAAACATTACCGCCCTCAAATAATTCAATCGTCATTGGTTTGATCTAAATGTTTGTTAGTTCTTCTAGATTCAACGATCTTGCGTATACCTCTAGTAAATTTAGCAGGATCCTGTCCTCGGATAGCATTGATAAATCTACGTTCCAATTCATCTGCCTGCTCTGGAGTGTAGTTCTTATGGATGCTTTCTAAAAGGTTGATTGCTGAATTTATGATATTCGTAGCTCTGCTTTCGAATAGAGAAT